ATTATTATTGATCAAATTTCTGCTATTGAGAGCGACTTCTTTGATCCAAAAGTATTGTTAGAGATTTATAGAAACCTATGAGCGTTGCATTAAAGAACATTACCCTACGAAACTTTCTTAGTATCGGTGCAGTAACACAAGCAGTAAACTTTGACAGTAAAGAACTTACACTTATTCTAGGTGAGAACTTAGACTTAGGTGGTGACGGTGCTAGAAATGGTACTGGTAAGACAACTCTCATTCAGGGCTTGAGCTACGTATTGTTTGGTAACCCTATCAATCAGATTCGTAAAGACAACCTAATCAATCGCACTAACGCAAAGGGTATGATGGTTACGCTAGAGTTTAGCGTGAACGGTACTGAATACAAGATTGAGCGCGGTAGAAAGCCCAATGTTCTTCGCTTCTACGTAAACAACAGTTTACAAAATAATAAAGAAGATAAAAACGAAGCTCAAGGCGAAAACAAAGAAACTCAGTTAGCAATTGAACATGCTATTGGTATGAGTAGTGATATGTTTAAACATATCGTTGCTCTCAATACCTATAGTGAACCATTCTTGTCAATGAGAGCCAATGATCAGCGCAATGTCATTGAACAGTTGCTTGGTATCACATTGCTATCTGAAAAGGCAGACTTGATCAAAGAAAAGATTAGGTTGAACAAGGACGCTATTCAGCAAGAAGAATTCAGAAACAGAGCAGTTGAAGAAGCTAATAGTCGTGTTCAAGAACAGATTGATGGTCTCAAGCGCCGTCAGAGATTGTGGCAGAAGCAGCACGACGAATCATTGAACAAGCTTGTACTTGATTACGATGAGCTTAGTAAGATTGACATTGAAGCCGAACTTCAAGCGCACAAAGATTTAGCAATCTATCTTGAATTGAAGCAAAAGCAGGAACGCTATGAAGCTATCTTAGCTCGCCAGACTGCTTGGAAGCAAAAGCTTGATAGTGATGTTGCCGCGTTGCAGGTTCAGTATGACACATTAAGCCATATTGATATCACAGCCGAATTGCAATCACACTATGATCTTAAGGTCTATGAGGCTAACAAACTAGAGCTTGCAAATATAAACAAGACCATTACAACGCTTGAGTCTTCTTTGAAGAAGGATCAGGCACTTGTTGATAAGCTTGAACAAGAAATCAAGACCCTTGAAGAAAACAAGTGCTATGCTTGTGGTCAAGACTTCCATGATGAGAATCATACGCAGGTAATCAACAGCAAACGTGAACTTCTTGCAAGTGCAGTTGAAGAACTTGCCCAAACCCAAAACTCTCTAGAAAAAAATAAAAATTCTGTTTTCGTTTTGGGCGAGAAACCAACAACGCATTACAAGACTGAGGCAGAAGCAATCAAGCATAGCTCAGAACTTGAAAGATTGCAACAGCAGATTGAAGCAAAGAAGAACGAAGACGATCCTTATGCTGACCAGTTGATTGAGAATGCTTGTGTGAGCGTAGGCACTCGTCCAGTTACACATTACGACACTGAGGCAGAAGCAGTTGAGCATCGCACAGTCGTTGATAACCTAGAGAAGGCTATTGCAATTAAAGCAGGCGAAACTGACCCATATCACGAACAGATTATTGATATGGAAAGTCGTGCGCTGCAAACAATTACATTTGACAAGATTAACGAGCTAAGTAAGTATGGCGATCACTTGAAGTTCTTACTTGATATTCTCACGAGCAAGGATAGCTTTGTTCGTAAGAAGATTATTGATCAGAACTTGAGTTATCTAAATGCCCGCTTGACTCATTATCTTGATAAGATCGGGTTGCCCCATACCGTTGTCTTCAAGAACGATCTATCGGTTGAAATTACCGAACTCGGGCGTGAGCTTGACTTTGACAATCTATCTCGCGGTGAGCGGAACCGACTTATTCTTGGATTAAGTTTTGCGTTTCGTGATGTGTGGGAAAATCTATACTTCCCAATCAATACACTATTCATTGACGAACTTATAGACAGCGGTATGGATACTATTGGTGTTGAGAACTCAATGGCTATTCTTAAGGATATGTCACGTAGACGCAACAAGTCTATTTGGTTAGTAAGTCACAGAGAAGAACTGGCAGGGCGTGTCCCAAGTGTTCTTAAAGTGCTGAAAGAAAATGGGTTCACGACCTACAGCACAGCTACAGATGACGTAGAATAAAATATTACAAGACTGAATGAAAGATATAAATTAGAGTATGCCGAGTCCACAGAAAGCTAAGGGTTCTTCTTTCGAAAGAGAGATTGCAACCTTCTTAACAAAGACGTATAACGAAAGTTTTATTAGAGCGCCTGGAAGTGGTGCGTATGTGGGCGGTAAGAATCAGTCTCGTAAAGAATTTCTTCATGAAGGACAAGTTCGTTCTTTTAAGGGCGACATTGTTCCGGGACAAAGTTTCACTAAGTTCAATGCAGAATGCAAATCGTATCAAGACTTCCCATTTCACTTGTTGATGACGGGTGAATGTAAAGTTATTGATGGTTGGATCAAGCAACTAATGGATGTTGCTGAAACAGACGATTGCTCTATTCTTTTCATGAAGTTCAATAGAAAAGGAAAGTTTGTAGCTGTAGAATCTAAGTTTACTTGGATTGCAGACAACTTTGTTCACTATCGTTCTGATACAACAGGCGAGTGGATTATTATGGAATTTGATCACTTTTTTAGGCTCAACAAAGACCTTCTTAAACTTTACTCAGGCTCAACCGACACCAAGTCAGATGAAATCTTGACTATCAATACCTCGGCTACTTAACACAGAACCCTCTTACATTGATATGACTGTTACTCAGTCCTCCTTGAGGTCGCACCTTTGCTGACTGCGGCCAGATTCTGGAGTATGCTTGATCGTGAGGTCAAGGAATACCGACAAGGCTCTCGCACGGTAGGCGAACCTTGAATGAGTCTGCGAACTATTCTGTCTTGAATTCGTAGAACATGCGTTGCCGAAGAGTAAAGTGAGTTCCACTTTATAGCTTCACTACAGCCCCATTAAACTTTACAGGGCAACCGGTAGCGTTACACAGCACGTAAAGCTAGTGTGACGGGGGATAGACGGCAAGGGATGACGGGCCATGGCAATGACCTAAACCTTTGGTAGTGCTGAATAGCACTACCATGGCTTCTGAACCGGCAATGTATATTCCTTAAATGATATTGTGTTTTTATTGTTAAAAAGAATAGACCGAACGTAGTGCGGTCTAAGTTGTTCGTAGAACAACTCTTAATTAGAAGTAAGGAAGCTGAGACTTCTTAGTTATCTCAAGATTGTTTTCTATGAGTTTGGAAATTTCTATCCGTTCTGCTGAGGACATATTCAATATATCCTCATAGGAAGCACCGCCTCTCATGTGCCATGCCATTGAGAGCGCGGATGCTTTGGTTTCCTGAATTTCTTTATCGTATCTATCTAGCAGCTTCTTGATTTCTTCAGGTGGCGAATGTAGAAGCCTTAACCGAAAAAATCCGTTGGGTTGATAGCATAAGCCTGCTTATATTGGTGCCCGCAATTTGAACATGTGATATCTGCTGGCTTAATTTCAGTATCTTCTTTTAACACAGAACTATAGTCTCTTATTTTAATATATGCTTCTTTGTCACAATTCTTTAAGAAGTCTAAAATGTATGATTTGTCATCAACTATGCCATTTGGGGTTTCAACAAATTCAATTGTCTGAGAGAGGATATCCATTGTTAAGAAAGTGATTTTTTCTAATGCTTCCTTAACTGAATCATTTCTTAGGGCATCGTCTTCAATCTTGTATAGTTGATCAAAATGCTTTTGAACTTCAAATTGCGCCATTGATGCTTGATTCATTTCTCTGTACATCAACGGTCTGAATTTGATTTTTAATTCACCAATCTCTAACAGCTTACTGTAGTCGCCGGGCTTTAGGGTAGATAGAACCCCGACCAAATTTATACCATATGTAGATTCAGTGTCGCATTCAGGGCACTTAGAGTCAACATCTAATGTGTCGCCTCCGCTAGCAGCCCTAATACCAATTAATACTGCATCCATATCTATGCTGTTGATTGACCACGGGTCTTTGACAGCGGGAATGCAACTTTTGATAAGATCGGCCACTGCGGTGCCATTAAACAACGCATCAGGTGTTCTTGCCGAAATTTCATCAATTGCGGTCATTGGGTATACGGGGTATTCCCCCGTCTCAGAAGTTTCTATTACGTCAGATGAATAGTATTTTCCGCCAGACGGTAACCTAATATAAACTGCTGGTCTTCTAAAATACTGCTTTAGTGGATTGTTGTCCATGTTTTTTCCTTACTAGTTTGGATAAATTTTAGTACTAAATAATAATATATTTATTGGTAAAAAACGCCCAATTTTAAAACTTTGGAAGTACAAGTATGGATCCTGAAATTGTAGAACGCTTAAACGAACAGCTTAGGGAAATGGCTGACATATTAAGTCAGCAGAATGCTAGCATGGCTGCAATGGTTAAGAACATGCAGGATCAAGCCACTGCTGCTAAAAACCAAACGAATGCAACTAAAGCTAGCGGTGAAGCGTTTGAAGGGGTTACCAAAAAACAACAAGCATATCAGCAGGTTGAAGAAAGAAAAAATCAACAGACCGAACGTGCAAATCAAACTATACAGAGATTCAATGATGCAGTAGACTTCACTGCTGGCGCTGTCATGACACTTGGTAAAACTGTCATGGATAGTAACCATAGTTTTCAAAAATACAATGGTATATTAGGATCAGTCGGTGATACTGCACTTGAAGTGGGTAGAAATTTTGGTATTTTAGGGAGTATCTTAGGCGGAGTTGTCAAAGCATCAACTGCGGTACTAGGATATCAACTTGAACAGGCGGATGCGTTATTAAAATTCAATGACAATATATCTAAGATGGGTGCAGCTAATGCATTCAGTACCGATACTATACTTCAAATGGGCAATGCCGCCGGATTCGTCGCTAAAGACTTAGAAAAACTTTCCGGTCCTATGCAAAGATTGGGTTCTAACTTCAGAGCTATTGGACAGGGTGCAGTAGATTCCACTACTAGATTTATGGAAATGGTTAACGTCGGCTCTGAGGTTAGACAAGAATTTCAAAGACTGGGTTATAGCCAAGAACAACTAGTAGAAGCGCAAGCGGGATACATTGAATTAATGGGAACTGCCGGTCTTTCACTAAGATCGTTTAGTAAAGATTTCGGTAGTCTCAGTAAATTATCTACTGACTATGTAAAAAATCTACAAGTATTGAGTGAACTTTCTGGTTTGGACGTAGAAGAACAACAAAAAAGAATGCAAGCAGCCGCGGCTGACAGACAGTTTCAATTATATCTAGTAGAAATGAATAAAAAAATTGCGGCTGCTGGAACCGAAGAAGAAAAAAGAAGACTTTCCGAACAAGTAACTTTTGCAATGCAAGCTAAAGAACGAATCACCTCACAGCTAGGAGAAGAAGCTGGGCGTGGTTTTGGACAGATGCTAGCAGGGCAACCGGTAACGGAAGGTATAGCAACTATGGCTCTAACAGGTACGTCCGATGTAGTTAATGATTTGGCAGCCGCTGCACGAGAACTCCGCCTTACGCCTGAACAAATGGCCCGTTCTCAGAATGAAATTAATAACAAGTATATCGGTCTTGTTGAAGAAGGTGGTGCATTCCGAACAGCCGTATCGGTTAGTGATGAGTTTAATCAGCTAATGGGCGGTGATCGTGCCCTTGCAGAAAATGTTAGATTGCAAAATTTCAACGAAGAACAAGTTACTAAAGACATACAGGATAGGATAAAAAAGAACGAAGAAGGAAAAGGTCCTGCAGCAGAAGATCGTCGCCAAGAAGCTAGAAATAAATTAACAGAAGCAGAGATTTATGCCCGTACTAAAGTAGACGAACTAGCTGCATCCATTGGATTTACTACTCCTATTGTTCTTGGACTTGCAGCCGCAGCAGGAATCGCTGCCTTAGCTCTGGGTAAATTAGCAATGTCGGGGCGCGGCGCCGCCGGAGCAGGTGGCAGAGGCAGCGGAGCCGGAGCAGGTGGCAAGGGAGACAAAGGCGGCAAGGGCGGCAAGGGCGGCGGTGCCCAACCCAGAGACGCTAGAGGCAGATGGACAACTCCAGCCCCCGAAACTCCATCTAAGTTAGGGGGAATGGCAAAAGGCGCCGGAAGAGTGCTGGGTAAGTTAGCGGCACCACTTGCAATTGGTATGTCTTTGTATGACGCATATCAAGGATTCGGTGCTGATGCAAATGCTTCTTTGGGTCAAAAATTCAAGAATGCTGGTAGTAGCGTACTTGGTGGTCTAACGTTTGGGTTGTTAGGATCAAATCCGGCAGATATTGCTGCTCAGGCAGCACAGCAAGGAAATCAACCGCCGCCTGCCCCGCAGCCTGAAGAGCCGCAGTCTGAAAATCAACAAACTAGAGAGTATGTAGAAACTCAATTTAATAAATCAGTGGCGGCATTTGGCTCAGTTGTGACCTCGTTCGCAAAAACAGTCACTGCCTTTGCTACCACTACTAAAGCATTTGCAACATCAACAAAGTCATTTGCAACATCAACTAAGAAATTAGGAGAAATAATAAAAGCTGAAACTAAAAATCCAATATTGGATGCAGTTGTTAAGCGCCTAACAGGAGTTGACCAGCCTGAAAGATTGCAGAAAAGACAAACTACTTTAGAATCTATACTAGGAAGAAGCCTCTTAGAGACTGAAGACAATCTATCTCCTCTAGAAAAATTTGAGAAAGCAATAGAATCATCAACTACTAATTTGATTTCACTTAGAGAAGCAGAACTTAACAGACATAATCTAAATGAAATATCCATGAAGCAGTTTAGAATAAGTGTAGAAGATGCTTCTAAAAAGTTAGATATGATATCGGGAATCACTAGAGATTATGGTCCTGGTGGTGGCGGCGGTGGTGGCGGTGGTGGCGGTAGCGCCATTACCGGCAATGTAGGTGTTCTTGACGCCATTGCTCAAGCTGAAGGAACATACAATACAGGGTATAACACATCATTAGGACATGGTGCATACTTACCCGGTGGCAGAGAAATGAACTTAACTAGTATGACTTTGAGCCAAGTACTTGATGCTCAAAGGGGAATGTTAAATCATCCTGACAATAACTTTAATAGCTCCGCGATGGGTCGCTATCAGATTGTTTCAACTACTCTTAGAGATGCTGCTAGAAATTTAGGAATGGACCTTGAAACTACTAAATTTGATCAGGCCACTCAAGATAGAATGGCAATGTGGATACTTGAAAAGCAAGGTCTTGGTGCATGGGAAGGATTCAAGCGACACCCTGAGTTACGTGCGCGGGCAGAACAAGCAATGCGTGAAGGTCCAACAACCGGACCGTCGCTCCCAAATCCCTTTGATCTATTTCAAGATGCCTTCAGTCAAACTCAAGCTAACACCGGTGGTATTGTTGGGTTAGGAAAACAATTACAATCAGAGGGTTTGGTGATTTCTGGACACACTCAATTTGGTGGTAGACCGGCTAGAGGAAAGCACGCTAGGAATTCAAGACACTACAAAGACTTGGCAATAGATATCAATGCTCCTGGTGGAATAACTGAAGCTAACGACCCTGTATGGAAAAACAAATTTAATGATTTAGCCTTCCGAATACAACGAGCAGGTTTTGCGGTAAAGTGGAATGATGATGCCAACCACAGAGATCACATTCATGCATCTGTTGGTCCGTCCGAAGGAAATATTGTTCGTGCCGCAAAAGGAGGAATTTTTGACGGACCAAAAACCGGATACCCCGCAGAGCTACATGGATCAGAAATGATCGCTCCGTTAAATACTAATTCCGTGCTGATGAAGTTGGCTAAAACGCCTGCTGAGTCAGAAGAGGTTAAGCAGGTCATGAAGCCTACCAGTAGTATTGAAAAAGAAACAATTGAAAAGATATTCAGTATGAATTCTGAAATGATGGATACTATGATTAGTAAATTAGATAACATGGTTGAGGCTTTAAGTGACGGTAATGATACCCGTAGAAAGATATTAAAGAATAGTCAGTGATAACATAAATACTGATTGAAAAGTGAAGAATTCTACCTATGGCATATAAGAAAAAGTTTTTAAACAAGAGCGGTGTTTCAAGCCCTATTTCTGGCATTAACAGTAATAGCGGTGCTTGGAATGGTCAGAATGGAATGCCTACTGGTGGGTACAACAATACTGAATTCGGTTATAAGAACTATATGTCTAGACTTCCAGAAGTCTATACAGGTCACCCAAACAGAATTGAGCGTTACAACCAATATGAAATGATGGATGTTGACGCTGAAATCAATGCATGTTTAGATATCATTGCAGAATTCTCAACTCAAAGAAATGAACATAACAAGACTCCATTCAGCTTTGAATTCAAAGAAGACCCTACTCCTCACGAAGTAGAACTGTTGACTAAGCAATTGCAGCAATGGTGCAAGCTCAATGAGTTTGATGTTCGTATGTTCAAGATTTTCCGTAACGTTATTAAGTATGGGGATCAAGTATTTGTACGTGATCCCGAAAACTTTAAACTTTATTGGGTTGACATGGTTAAGGTTATTAAGGTAATCGTTAACGAAAGTGAAGGTAAGTTACCTGAACAGTATGTCATCAAAGATATCAATATTAACCTACAAAACTTGAGCGTTGCACAAAAGACGAATACCGACTTCGCTGCTAATCCTGCTACAGGGTTAGGAGGTACAGGTGGTGGCACCAACACTCCTTATACTGTTCCTGCAATGCCATATAACACTACGGGTTCACGTTTTACATTAGGACAGAGTGAGTCTGCGGTAGACGGTAAGCATATAGTTCACTTGAGTTTGACAGAGGGGCTTGACAGATTTTGGCCCTTTGGTCAGTCAGTGCTAGAGAACATCTTTAAGGTCTACAAGCAGAAAGAACTATTAGAAGACGCTGTTCTAATCTATCGTGTACAACGTGCTCCTGAACGTAGAATGTTCAAGATTGACGTTGGTAACATGCCAAGTCACTTAGCAATGGCATTCGTAGAACGTGTTAAGAACGAAATTCACCAGCGCAGAATCCCTTCATTGTATGGTGGCGCAAGTATTGTTGACGCTACGTACAACCCATTATCAATGAACGAAGACTACTTCTTCCCAGTAACAGCAGAAGGTCGTGGTTCAAGCGTTGAAGTTCTTCCAGGTGGGCAAAACTTAGGCGAGATTGATGACTTGCGTTACTTCAACAATCGTCTTGCTCGTGGTCTACGTGTTCCGTCATCATACTTGCCAACTGGCCCCGATGACAATACTACACCATTGAGTGATGGTCGTGTTGGTACTGCTATGATTCAAGAATTTAGATTCAACCAGTATTGCGAACGTCTACAGAACTACATGGCATTGAAGTTTGACGAAGAATTCAAACTATTCTTGCGCTGGAGAGGCTTCAACATTGATACAAGTCTGTTCCAATTAGTATTCAATCCTCCGCAAAACTTTGCTGCATATCGTCAAAGCGAACTAGACAACGCACGAGTTGGTACATTTTCTAGCATGGAAGCATTACCTTACATTTCAAAGAGATTTGCAATGGAGCGTTTCTTAGGTCTAACCGAAGAAGAAATTAAGCGCAACGAAAAGCTTTGGGAAGAAGAAAACAAAGAAGAAGTTGTTAATGAGCCATCAGGAAGTGACCTTCGCAATATCGGTGTATCAACCGGCGACTTCACTACAGATTTAGAAACAGCCGATGAAATTGAATCAAGTGAAGAAATGGGTGACATGGGTCCAGAAGTAGCTGGTCCTGTCGGCGGCGCTGGCGGAGAAGCAGTTCCAGGTGGAGCAGCAGGACCCGTTGGTGGCGGCGGAATGCAAATCTAAAAGATAAATAGTTTTATGCAACTATTAGAAATGTTCGATGCTCCCGTTAATGGTTTACAGGATGTCAATTCTGACAATAGTAAGCCTGTGTATAGAACATCAAGAAAAACAAAATTAACACTAAAACAAATTCGTAAATTACGTAGAATGTTAGACGTAAGAAATTACGAAAAGAAAAAATATTTAGAAAATGTCCGCAAACAATATGGTGCAAAACCAGAACAACAGGCTGGCGGACCTTCGCTCTAACATATATCTATACTAAAAACTCAAAAAATACATAGTTATTGAGTACTTTTTCTGACTATGGCATAAGTAATTCTACAAAGCCATTTGTATCAGGAGAAATTTCAATGGATATTAAAAAGTATGAAGAATTGATCAATCTAGTGATCAATGAAAATGAAGAACAAGCCCGCGAACTATTTCACGAAATCGTTGTAGAAAAGTCAAGAGAAATCTTTGAGTCAATCATGGCCGAAGAAATGGAAGACGATATGGACGAAGGCATGGGCGGACAAGTAGGTGATCTACTTGACGAAATCAATGCAGAAGAAGCTGGCGTTACTGAGGAAGAAGAAGAACTAGACTTCGCAGATGACGAAGAAGAATTTGAATTCGGCGGCGACGAAGGTGAAGAAGACTTCGGTGACGAAGGCGGCGAAGAAGTTGAAGACGCTGTAATTCGTATTGAAGACAAGCTTGACCAGTTGATGGCAGAGTTTGAAGACATTATGGGCGGCGGCGCCGATGATGACATGGGCGACGAAGGCGAAGAAGAAATGGACTTTGACGCTGAAGAAGAAGTAACCGAAGCTGAAGACGAAGAAGACATGGACGAGTCAGTGATGGAAGCTGTTCAGCTACAGAAGGTTTCTGTAACTCACGGCGACAACGGTGCACAGACCAAGAGCCCAGGCCTACAGAACTCAGGTCAAGCTGGAATGGACAGTCACCCAGTGAAGTTTGCTGGCGCACATGAATCAGTTCCAACTGCTCCTAAGGCTCCAAACAACTTCTATGCTAAGGGCGAAAAGGAAGTTCCTCACGCAGGAAAGTTCAAGAACGCTCCAGGTCACAAGTCACAGGATCTTGACTCAGCACCAAAGGCAAAGCACGGTGATGATGGTGCAAACACTAAGAGCCCAGTAGCTGAATCACGTAGATCAGCACGTAGACCAATTCGCTAATAGGAAACTGAGAGAATGGCTTTGTATCTCAGAGAAAATCTAACGTTTGACCGCGCAGGAATGGTGGTTGAATCAATTCGTGAAGAGGGCACTGATTTTAAGACCCTCTACATGAAGGGGATTTTCATTCAGGGCGGGGTAAAAAACGCAAACGAGCGTATTTACCCCGTCAATGAAATTGAAAATGCCGTAGATACTCTAAACAAGCAAATCTCAGAAGGCTATTCAGTTTTGGGTGAAGTTGATCACCCAGATGATCTAAAAATTAACCTAGACCGTGTATCACACATGATTACAAGCATGTGGATGGACGGCGCCAATGGTTATGGTAAACTAAAGATTCTTCCTACTCCAATGGGTCAATTAGTAAGAACGATGTTGGAGTCAGGTGTAAAACTAGGTGTATCCAGTAGAGGAAGCGGAAACGTCAACGATATGGATGGTAGAGTCAGTGATTTTGAAATCATCACTGTTGATATCGTCGCCCAACCTAGTGCACCAAATGCATACCCCAAAGCAATTTATGAAAGTCTCATGAATATGAAGCATGGACATAAAATGCTTGAAATTGCTAAGGAAGCTCAGGGCGACAAAAGAGTACAACGATTCCTTGGTGAGGAAGTAAAGCGTCTCATCAATGAACTTAAGATATAAAAAGGAATCAAACAAATGTTAGATGCTATTAAGCCATTACTTGAAAGCGGTCTCATCAACGAAGATATCGGGCAGCAGTTAAACGAAGCCTGGGAAATTAAGTTGAATGAAGCTCGTGAACAAGTTCGTGCAGAACTCCGTGAGGAATTTGCACAACGTTATGAACATGATCGTAGCGTGATGGTTGAAGCTCTTGACAAGATGATGACCGAAAATCTTTCAGAAGAAATTCAAGAATTTCGTGCTGAAAGACAGGCAATGAATGAAGAAAGAGTTAAAGCACAGTTTAAGCTTCGTGAAAATGCAACAAAGTTCAATGACTTTATGGTTACAAAGTTAGCCGAAGAAATCCGTGAACTACGTGCAGATCGCAAGGCTCAGATGGAAGGTCAAGAAAAACTTGAGAAGTTCATCGTACATGCTCTAGCCCGCGAAATCAAAGAATTCGCTCAGGATAGACAGGCTGTTGTTGAAGCTAAGGTTCAACTCGTTGCTGAAGGCCGCAAGCAATTGGAAGCACTCAAGGCAAAGTTTGTTGCTGAAAGTGCTAAGAAGGTTAGCGGTATGGTCGGAACTCACCTCAAGAGTGAACTATCACAGCTTAAAGAAGATATCCAGTCTGCTAGAGAAAATAACTTTGGACGTAGGTTGTTTGAAGCTTTTGCTAGCGAATTCTCAGTAACTTATCTAAATGATAAGGCTGAAACTCGCAAGATTATGCAACAGCTTGAAGCAAAGGACAGACAGCTAGCAGAGGCTACAGCTAAGCTACAAAATGCAGCAAAGCTTGTAGAATCAAAGGATCGTGAAGTCAGAATTATTAAAGAATCAACTCAGAGAGCTAAGGTCATGAATGAACTTCTTGCACCACTCAATGAGGAGAAGAAGCAAGTAATGAAGACTTTACTAGAAAGCGTACAGACACCTCGTCTACAGCACGCTTTCGATAAGTATCTACCAGCCGTTCTCAATACAGGTTCAGTGGAAGCAATTGCTGAAAAGAAGACTCCCACTAAGTCTGTTATTGTAGAAGCAACTGGTGATAAAACTGCCACTACAAAGACAATTGAAGTTGATGAAGTTGACGACAACGTAATTGACATTAAGCGTCTGGCAGGGCTTTAATTTAAAAAAAGACATATTAGGAGAATTATACATGTCAAAAGTACTTTTAGAAAGCCGTTGGGACGAAACCAAGGACGCCCTGCTTGAAGGCTTAAAGGGCAATCGTCGCTCAACAATGGGTGTTCTTCTTGAGAACACCAAGAAGCAGCTACTTGCTGAAAGCTCAGCCGGTACAACAACTGCTGGTAATATCGCAACTCTAAACCGCGTTATTCTTCCAGTAATCCGTCGTGTTATGCCAACTGTTATCGCTAACGAACTAGTTGGTGTGCAGCCAATGACCGGCCCAGTTGGTCAGATTCACACTCTACGTGTTCGCTATGCAAATAGCTTGACCGACAACTCAGCAGCAGCAACTTCTGTAACTGCTGGTGAAGAAGCACTCAGCCCATTCAAGATCGCACAGGCATACTCACGAGTTCCTTCAGACGCAACTGACACCGATTTCTACACCGGTGCTAACACTGCTGCTCTAGAAGGTAACGGTGGTAAGCAGATTTCTGTGCAGATTCTACGTCAGGCTGTTGAAGCCAAGTCACGTAAGCTCCAGGCTCGCTGGACCTTCGAAGCTGCTCAGGACGCACAGTCACAGCATGGTATTGACGTTGAAGCAGAAATTATGGCTGCTCTCGCACAAGAAATCACTGCTGAAATTGACCAGGAAATCTTGCTCAGCTTGGCAACTCTTGCTTCAACTGAATTCACCTACAACCAGGCAACTGTTTCAGGTACTGCTACTTACGTTGGTGACGAACACGCTGCTCTTGCAGTTCTCATCAACCGCGTTGCAAACTTGATCGCACAGCGTACTCGTCGTGGTGCAGGTAACTGGGCTGTTGTTTCACCAGCTTCACTTACTGTTCTTCAGTCAGCAACAACCTCAGCATTCGCACGTACCACAGAAGGTACATTTGAAGCTCCAACAAACACCAAGTTCGTTGGTACTTTGAATGGTGCAATGAGAGTGTTCGTAAACAGCTACGCTCCAGACACTCAGCCAGTTCTAGTTGGCTACAAGGGTTCAAGCGAAACAGACGCAGCAGCGTTCTATTGCCCATACATCCCTCTAATGTCTTCAGGCGTTGTCCTTGATCCGACTACTTTCGAGCCAGTCGTATCATTCATGACACGTTATGGTTACATTGAATTGACCAACACTGCGTCATCATTCGGTAACGCAGCAGACTACGTTGGTGAGATTGCTGTTCAGAACTTGACTTTCCAATAAGAAAGTTACGTTTATACAACGACTACCGGGAAAAGGGGATTTCGGTCCCCTTTTCTTTTATCTAAAAAGGGAAAGACAATGAAAAACATAATGATGATATTTTTTGCTTTATTTTTTGCTACAGCAGCTAACGCACAAAAGCAACCAGCTGGCGTAACCTACGATGTTGAAATAATAAGAGTGATTGACGGTGATACTGTTGCTTTCAAAGCAACATTTTTACCGGCTCCGTTGAAGCAAGAACTAAGCATTAGGGTATATGGAGTTGATACTCCTGAAAAAGGATTTAGATCAAAGTGTTCTCAGGAAGATCAAAAAGGTCAGGCAGCAACAGCTTTTACTAAAAATCTAATATTAAATGCAAAAAAACGTCAAATCGTATTATACGATTGGGACAAGTATGGCGGTCGTGTATTAGGTGACGTTATATTAGATGGCTATAGCCTTCGTGCATTACTAATACAAAATGGTTATGCAAGAGAATACTATGGTGATGCTAAGCAGAGTTGGTGCAATTAAGCGATTCTAGTATCACCATCAACTGTTGCATTAAGTATTGATTTCTTACCAGTACGCAATTTCTTATTATGCAATCTAGCACAATTAGCACAAAGCGTCAAGAGATTTTTCTTCGCTTTGTGCTTTTTGTTTCCGTCCTTATAAACAAGATCAAGCTGAATACGATCTTCTGGTACAAATCCACATTCTTCACAATCATTTTTCTTATGCTGTAAATGTTTGAATCTACCTGAATACATTGTCTTAGCACAGTCTTCACAATACTTGTGCCACTTTTGAAATCCATGTTTACTCTTCCCGTTAGGTTTAGCGAGAGCAAACTTGCAATGACTGCATATAGGTCTGGGAGGTTGTTGAGTAAGCATGAAGTATTTATAAAGCGAACCTAAAAACTTTTTTCTACCTCCCAAAATATTATTTTCAGCTAAATACTTTAATAACATAGTGGATCCTTCGCATGGCAGCAGAATATTTTAATTCATTAGGTGGTTTCTCAGTCGGTATTCCGGCGGTTGCTGTAGTTGATAGTAACGGAAATGTAATATCTAATTTCAACAACCTATCAGGAAACGTATCTGCCAATAAAGTTTACGCAAACGAATATTATTTTGCAAACGGTTCACCAATGCTCACTCCGCCAGGAGGAAGCAACACTCAATTACAGTTCAACAATAACGGTAACTTTGGTGGAATTCCAAATGCAACTTGGAATGGAAATGTTCTATCGCTAGGTGATGTATCTCAACTCTCTATTAGTGGGGGCGAGAACGGATATTTCTTACAGACTGACGGTGAAGGAAGACTTACTTGGTCTGTAGCAGGCGGCGGAAATGGCGGAGGCAATACGAGCCCTGGTGGCTCCAATATGCAAGTGCAGTTCAACGATCAAGGCGTATTTGGCGGTGACGCCGGATTCATGTATAATAAAACGTCTAACACTTTAACTATCGGCAACACAGTTTCTACTCCTAATCTAACTGCTACTAACGCTACTATTGCTAACATTACCTCTACCAACGTTAGTGTAGCAGGAAACGTAGTTGCTACCGGAAATGTTTCTGGTACTTATGTTTTAGGTAATGCATTCTTTATGACAGGGATCGTTGCTACTACTGCTAATACAGTAACCAATCCTACTCAAGCAAACATTACGCAAGTAGGTGTGCTATCTAATCTATCAGTCGGTGGAGGAGGAATCATTACTTCTGGGTTTGTCAGTGCTGCAACGTTCAATACATCAGGCAATGTTAATGCTGCTAATATCACTGTTTCGGGCCGCGCAAATATCACTGGTACACTGAATGGTTTAGGAAACGTCAACTTCAATTCTTCCCCTAACGTAACGCTAGGTAATCCATCAAACATTCATATCAGTGGCGGTCTGCCGGGTTATATTCTAGCTACAGACGGTTCAGGAAACCTGTCTTGGATTGAGAACAATGCTAACGCAGGCTTACCCGGCGGTAACTCTACAACAGTGCAGTTCAATGACGGCGGCGTATTTGGTGGTGTTGCAAACTTTACATTCAATCAGTTCTCAAACACACTAACTGTTGACAACACTAACACGATACGTTCAGTAGTAAGCTCAAACCTCACTGTGAATGCAGGAGGCAGATTAAACGTATTAGGAAACTTCTCAGCTAATAACTCGCCTAACGTTTCATTAGGCTTTGTAGGTAACATTCGCATACTAGGCGGAACTAACGGTCAAGTACTGACTACTGATGGGACAGGTAACTTAGCTTGGCAAACGTCATCGTCTAACGGTAACGGGGTGCCCGGTGGCTCAAATACTCAGGTCCAGTTCAACGATGGTGGGTTGTTCGGTGGAAGTCCGTTCTTTACATTCAACAAAGCGACAACAACATTAAATGTTGCCGGTGACTTTACTGCAAACTCAATTGAGATTGGCTCCGGTGTTTATAAGTTTTCTAAGTCAAACGTTGTACACGCAACCTCATCTACAACATCAGTAACGCCGCTAATATCATTGAATGCAGCAACCGTATCTAGTGTTGATTATACCATTGTCGCCACTACAGCGGCTGACAACATACGCCAAGTCAGTAAATTGTCAGCAATTATGTATGATGAAACGTTAGATTATAACGAATATAACACACTTAACATTAACGGGTTGGTAGGAAACTTTACAGTCGGATATCAGCCAGGAAATATTATTGCTCCGCCTCAAGTAACACTATATGTTGAACCTTATACCAGCAACGTAACTACGTATAAGATTCAAATGACGGTTTACGAAGAATGATATTGATAAATATAGAGACTAAAGGGACAAGAAGAAGATGGCATTAAGACCTATTAACTCAGTTGGTGGTTTCTCAGTAGGAGAGAACTCTAAGACGGTTATTGATGCCAATGGAAACCTCGTCGGCGCCCCGTCTAAGATTTTATATGTTGCAAAAAACGGCAACGATAGTAACGACGGAACACTGAACAATCCTTTTTTAACTATTAAACAAGCAATGACCGCTGCTGCGGCAGGAGGATTCTCAGTACACGTAGCTCCCGGAACATACACTGAAGATAATCCTATTACTATCCCTGCGAACGTAGCATTGATGGGAGATAACCTTAGAAGTGTTTTCGTAATTCCGCAGACTCCAGCAGATGATCTATTCTATATGCGTAACGGAACATATGTTTGGGGCATTACGATCAGAAACTATCTAGCAAACGGATTTAGTTACGATCCTACCACACCCTCGCAGAATGTATTCGTAAGCCCCTATATTCAGAACATCACTAGCACTACTACTACGGGAACTGCTGTATATATTGACGGTGATAATGTAAGTTCAGTCAGTACGAAAGCAATGATTGTTGGATTCTTTACAATCATCAATAGAGGTGGTGTAGGAATTCGTATTGCTAACAGTGGCTATAGTCAATTAGTTAATATATACACTATTGCGTGTGATATAGGAATTAAAGTAGAGTCTGGTGGATTCTGTACATTAAATGGTAGCGATTGTTCAATTGGAAACTACGGTCTTGTTGCTGACGGATATGGTCCACTACAGACTGCTGGAACAATTGTATCGCATTTCCAGGGCGTATTTGTCATTGACAATCTAACAAATGACCATCCCAATGTAAACACGATTATGATGATTGATGGTGATCCTAATTTCTATACGATTGATACTATTTTCCCGGACACACCGACAATAGGTCAAGCTACAGTAGCTATACAACAAATATATAACGGTGAACCGGCACCGGGAACAGCAGTCTCGTTTTATGTACGTAGCTCAATCATTGCTAGCGCACACACGTTTGAGTATGTGGGAGCCGGTATTGATCCAGCAACAGCGTTGCCACAATATGGTGGCATACCTATTGAAGCTAACGAAGTTATACAGACAGGCGGCGGAATTATAACATTTACAAGTACCGATCAAAAAGGTAATTTTAAAGTAGGTCAGGGTTTTACAATTAACCAAGCTACCGGAACCATTACAGGTACTTATTACTATCAAAGTTTGTTTGCACAGATGACCCCGTTTATTCTGGCTTTGGGTTCAGATTAATGAAGAAGGAAACGTTATGCCAGCCGCATTAAATAATTTTAAAACATCATTTGCTGATATAACAACTACCACAGAATCTGTGTATACACCTCCTTTAGGCTACGCTACTGTAGTTCTGTTGGCTCAAGTCAGTAACAACGGAAATTCAACAATACAGATAACAGCCGCTGTTAATAGAGGCGGCGTACCCACTAATTTAATAAAAGAAGCTAACGTGCCGACTAACGATGCAATTACCGTATTGACTGGTAGATTGATATTGAATTACGGAGACCAATTAGAATTCACTAGCAGTGATGACACTAGCGCACAATTAACACTAAGCTATCTAGAAACACTGGTGACTGGCTCATAATATGGGAACAAACTCATCTAAACTACTAAGTGGTCGCGTACCGGTTACGTCCTATAATAATCTTCCTAGCAGCCGCTATGAATTTTTAGGGCTTTCGGATGCAGAACCTAGTTTAGGTGTACCCGCTGTAACAGGTAGTCTGTT